ACCGGTAGATATCGGTTAAAAATCATCAGTTTTGATAATTTATGTGTCTAACAAATGCTGGATAGTCGATATTGACTAGATTTGTCATTTTAAAGTTAGGGTCAAATAAAGTTTCAGGTCCTACTCGGTAATATTTTGTTCCTGCAAATTCTTTTAATACTGCTTCTGTTTGCCTTAGCCAGTTACCATAAAATGTTGCAGGTTCATGCGACTTTTTATAGTTAGGTGTATCAGCGTATACGTTATTTACTTTTTTATTTTGTTCTAGACCTTGGTAATCAAAGCCTAGTATGTATATCTCATCATAGCCATGTGTACTGGCTAACCATAAGGCTGTAGGGCCACTACTCCAACCTTTATTAGGCTGAAGAATATTCAATTTGGGGGTATTTTTAAATCTATTATTGAAGTTAGTATATACATTGGTAGTGTCTAGAACATTGTTTTCTATTAATTCTAGAACCATTTTTGCATCTACCGCTATAAGATGTTCAGGTGTAAAGTCTCTATATATAGCATTACACGCATATACAGTACCATAATTTTTAAGATTAGCGCAATTTAATGCAAGGCGACTACGGCCGTTGCCTAATACAAAGGCACGTTTCATATTAGATTAGGCTGCTTCTGGAGGAGGTGCCGCGTACATACGGGCAATGAAATCCATCTCTGCTTGAGTTTCTTTGATGTGTTGGTCACTTGCTCTGCGTAGTTCGTTGATTTGACCTAGACTTAGTCGTGTTTTACGTGTGTCACTGTTGTCTAACACATCAGTGTCACGATAAGTCATGAAGCGATCATCCTGCTCAGTATCAGCAGTTTCTCTGTTAAAATAAAAAAGTTCACGCAGAATCATATCAGTATTTATGCTTGTGGTGGTTCAGGAATACCGCCTTCTTCAGCCGGTGCTTCCATATCTGCTGGTGCTTCTTCTGCGCCAGCGGCGGCGGTAGCATCTTGATCAATGCTTGTTGGGCTTACACCTGCTGTACGCAATTCTCCTGCCGCATCTGGAGTAGGCGTACCTTCTCCGTTTTCTTCTTTCCACATTTTTTCGTTTTCTGCAAGATCTTCGTCGGTCATGCCTAAGAATCTCTTTAATGCAAAGCGTTTGCTGACAAATGGCAATGCGGCCATTTGTGTAAATGTACCAATACGTTGGTTATCTAGTTCTGCTTGACGGTAAGCGGCAAAGTTTTGTGGACTTTGGAAGTTTAAATCAAACAAACTAAAGTCAATGTTAACACCTTTATTGTGCAAATACAGTTTAAATTCTGTATTAAATGTGTCAATCATTGCACCTTGTAAGCGTTCGCAGTACTTGTTAAAGCGTAGTTCTTGAATATATGCTGTGCCAACGCGGCCGTCGTTATACTGTGCTTGGCTGTCATCTGCACCTGTTGGCAGATATGAACTTGGAATACGCAAGGCACGCATTAACTTGTTAGTAAAGTATCTTAAATCGTCAATTTCGCCTAGGTTTGTACCGCCTGGTAGAGTGTCAACTTTAGAGCCGCGGCCTTCTGCTGTCTGCGGGAAGAAGTAATCTTCATTAATGGACAGAGGATTGTAACTCGAGTCTATGACCGATCCGCCACCTGTTGATGATGGAATCCTGCGCTGATGTATTTCGTTTTTGACACGCTCTACAAAACTCATTGCCAAGTGACTTGGCATGTTACCAACGTCAATGTAGAAAATTCTACGTTCTGGAGCACGTTGGATACGATAGATAATGATAGCATCTTCAAGCAATTCTTTTTGCTTGTATACTTTGAATACTGATTCTAGTAGACTGTTACCAAAAGGATAATTATTATCTAAACCTTCTGACAAACTTAAATGAACAACATGTTTAGCATCAATGGCAAATTCATTTTGACTTGTACTAAAACGTGTACCTGTTTGCTGTGGATATGCACCTGTCATACCTCTTGCGCCAGCGCCACCTTGTACATAGGCTGCACCGCCAGGTTGTTGATTTTGTGTACTTGGGTTGATTTGTGTTACAACTAGATCTTGGAAGTTAACGTTTAAGTCACGGATAACATACTGCTCAGGCTTCTTACCTTCGCTTTCGTTGACAATAATTTTAACAATCTTACCTGGATCTACATAGAACCATTTTTGTGTTTCGGGATCACGAATAAAGAATCCGTCACCATATTTGAACAAGTTACGTGCAATACGGAACATTCTGTTGTTCAGTTGTTGCATCTTAGTCCACTGCTGTAGATACTCTTTTAAAATTGTAATTTCAGCATTAGTAGGACGACCTTTAAATTTTAGTGTAAAAGGTGTGCCGTTTTCTTTGTTCTTTTGTGTGGTAAATTCTGCAAGAATGTCCAAGGCGGCATTTACTTCACTGTCCCAATCCATAGTGTCGTACTGCATATAACGCTCGACACGATTTGGACTACCAGTATAAACATCTGGAAGATAAGAACTGTAATTTGTTCTAGCAGGACCTGCACGACCACCTGCGCCAGATATCGGACTTACATTACTTGATACTGTGTTTACAGGTGAAAAATATTTTTTCCAACTCATTTAGGATCCTTAGTTTACTCTACCAGATGCAGACTTAGTATTACGTGCAGTATCTCTACTGTAACGTGTTTGATTCTCGTTAATATCTACTAGAGACTTCACGCTAGTATTTAACAGATCCATCTTATCATTGAGGTCAGTTAAGAGTTGCTCCTGACTCTTTTTGTCCAATTCTTTAAATTTTTCCATAAAGTCTTGAACAAAACTCTTATTAAAACTCTTGAAACTTTCATCCAATCTGCCGAGCCCTTGTGTAATCTTATCCAATCCTGTATTATTCAAATCTTTAAAGGCCGCTGTCATTGCAATCACTTCTCCGCGAAGTTGACGCATTTTTATTGTACCAGTTTCCATACTTGTATGTGCAGTATCTGGAATTATTAGTTTAGTATAATCTAAATCTTTTAGGGCGGCGACCATTTCTTTAACTTCTGCTGCCGTTGTTACTTGTGCAACTTCTGCAGCCTTTGCCATATCACCTGATTCGGGTTTCTTTTCGCTACCACCAAATAATGTCTTTCTATTATTCCATAGACCCATTCCGGCACCAACAACACCACCAACTGCTCCACCAATTGCTGTTCCGACCCCTGGAACAACACTGCCAAGTAATGCTCCAGTTCCTGCATAACTAGCGGTTGTACCTAACACATCTGCGCCAGCACCCGCTTTAGTGTCTCTTCCCAATGCATCAGCAGCCATACTTCCGCCAATACCTAATATTGAGCCAACACCAAAACCTTTAAGGCCGCTTAACAATTTTCCGCCCATGCCAGAACCTTTTGGCAATTCGCTGGGAGGACCTTTACTTAGTTTATCAGTGTTTACATCTCTCCATCGGCCACTGGCATCTCTATAATGTCCTTCTTTGTTTCCTTTGCCATCAACGCCCCATCCGCCTTTCTTAGGGTCGCCACCATACATTGCTTCTTCTATCTTTTTAACTAAAATTTGTTTGGCTGCTGATGCGGCAAATAAAATTCCAATGCCTCCTACTAGACCCGCAATAACTGCTGGACTAGTGAATAATTCTTTTAACATTGAAGAAAGACCGGCTCCTAATAAAGATCCAATTTCTTTCATTACAAAAATTAAACCTTCTTTGATACCGCCATCTTTAACAATATTTGAAAATTTAGTTACAAATTCTGTAATTGCTGGAATTGATTTTGTAATTACACCTGCTAGAATATTAAACACTGGCATTAGTGCATTCATTATCGTATTTCTTAAATCTAGTAAAGCCTTGTCAAGATTTGCCTGATCTCTTGCGGCATTTTCTGCGGCTTTTCTTTGTGCTTCAGCGGCGTCTGCGGCTTTATTGCCGTAATTACTCATACCAACTAAAGATGAGTTAACTAAGTTAACGTTTGAACCTAGGTTTAAGAATTGCGCTTGAGTCTTACCTTGAGTCTTGGCTAACTCTTCCATTCTAGCCGCTTCTTCTCTAACAACTTTATTGGCTTCTTCTTGACTTATTGTACCTTCTCTTAACTGTTGAGCCAGTGCAACAAGTCTTGGACTTTGTAGAGCAATAGACTGTGCCATTTCATTACTAGCACTAGGTACTCCGTTGTTCATAATCAAGTCAGCGATACCGTCTGAGAAATCTTTGTTTGCCACAGACAATCCGGCCATAAAGTTCTTGGTTTGATCTCCCATGCTACCCATTTGAGCATAGAATAGTTTAAATCTCTTATCTGCTGTTTGTGCATCGAGAGCAGCCTGTGCTTCTTTGCGGCTCATACCAGTAACTCTTGATAACATATCAAGTTGTAACAAATAATCTTGTGCGCCTTCGTTTAACTCTTGTTGAGTCATACGCTGTGCTCTACCTAAACGAGTTTGCTGTGCAAGATAGCCTGCTGTGTATTCAGCAGTTTCTTCCATGCTGAATCCTAGTCTTGCAAGACTTTGTTGGAATGGGCCTTGTAAACTCTTGTTAACTTCACCAAATATTTTTGCGCCGGCTGTGGTATTTCCACCAAGCATGGCCAATGACTTACCGTTTTCCGTTACTGTCTTTGTATAAGTTTCTAGACTTAAACCGGCAGCAGCCGCAACTGATCTTACACGTTCAATACCACCACCAAAATCTGCACCAACAGTGCTTAGTTCTCTAAACTTGTCGATTTGATCCTGCATGGCTTTACCGACGGCGCCAATGATAGGACCAAGGATTGGTATACCGCTTAGTGCATCTGTAAAATCTGAAACTTTAGGAGTAGCACTACCAAATGCGGCTCCTAAAGACTTACCAATTACTTGACCTAGTTCGTCAAGGCCTTGCATTAATTTTTTTCTGCGCTCTTTCTCTTCTTCGATCTTTTTGTTAAGTGCTTCTCTTTGTGCTAGTTCTTCAGCAATAGCAAGACGATTTCTACTGTTTTGTTCTGAATTTTTTACCTGTTCTTTAGTTGTACGCTTTACTGCTTCTTCGTAGGCTTGTTGAATCTTTGCGGCTTGGCTTTTATTTGAATTATTAGCCAGCGTGGCTTGAAGCAACGCATACATAGTTGCTTCGGTTGCGGCATTTTCTAAAATTATTGGTTGTCCACCAAGTTCGCCAGTGACATTAGACATAGATTTATTTTTACCTAAAATGTGCGTATATAAATAACAGGCACTACTTTATTTATCGGAGTTAAAATCATGGAAAATTCAAAACAAAATCCGTTGCACAAGTACTTTAGACAGCCTAAAATCTACATTAGGTTGCCAAGTTCTGGCAACTTTTATCCTCCGGGCACTCTAGAGAAAACAGAAACAGGAGAATATCCTGTATACTCTATGACTGCTAAAGATGAAATTGTTATGAAGACTCCTGATGCGCTAATGAACGGTCAAGCCACAGTTGATATTATTCAAAGTTGCATGCCTAACATTAAAGATGCATGGAAGATTCCAAGTATTGATTTAGATGCTATTCTTGTTGCTATTCGTATTGCAACCTATGGCGAAATGCTTGATGTTAACACAGTAGTGCCAGGATTAAACGAAGAAAAAACCTATGAAGCCGATCTAAGAGTAGTGTTAGATAAACTTCTCAACGCAACATTTGATCCTGTTTGCCGTATTAATGATGAAATTGAAGTACGTCTACGTCCTTTAAACTATGCAGAGTTTACAAGAAATTCAACAAGAAGTTTAGAAGAACAAAGAATAATTCAAATTGTCAACGATCAAAAATTAGACGACGATGATAAGTTAGAAAAATTTGCTGTTAGTTTTAGAAAACTAACTGAAATTACCATTAATATGGTTACTTCTGGTATTAGTCAAGTTATTACTTCTGATAGTGTTGTTGAAGATCAACAATTTATTCAAGAGTTTGTTGACAATGCTGACAAAGAAATACTCAAAGCCATTATCAGTCACTTAGACGCACAAAAGAATAAGTTTAATATCGAACCATTCCGTGTTCAATCAACACCTGAAGAAATCGAAGCAGGTGCTCCAGCAGAGTTTGAAGTTCCTATCACTCTGGACAGTTCAAATTTTTTCGGGTAAGGCTCCTTAGCCTTCCTCTCCCCGAAGCACTGGAGATGGTTAAGGGGCTGGATAACGAAGTACTACAAATCAAAGACGAACTCTTTAGACTCTGTTGGTATATGCGGGGCGGCGTCACACTGGACGAAGCATTCGCTTTAAGTTACGAAGAGCGTAAAGTTGTTTCAGAAATTATCAAAGATAACTTAGAAACAACTAAAAAGACAGGAATGAACTTCTTTTAAACTGCTACAGCCTTTTTAGGCTTGCTAGGACGGCTTGTAGCAGGAGCACTTAGATCTCTATTATTTTTCCAAACTTTAGGACCGGCTGGTGCACCTGCGGCCATTTGATCTTGCGCCATCTTTGCGGCGGCTGCTTGCTTATCTGCTCTTATCTGTGCAGGTGTTGGTTCAGGTGATGTTTTTGTTGGCGCAGGGTTTGCGGCCATTTGTGCTTGTGCATTTTGAGCGGCTGCGGCTTGTTTAGTTGCACGAACTTGTGCAGGTGTTTGTGCTTGTGCAGGAGCGGCACTTGCTGGCGCAGGATTGGCTTTCATTTGTGCTTGAGCAGTATTAGCAGCCGCAGCCTGTTTAGTTGCACGAACCTGTGCAGGAGTCATATTACTAGTGTTAGTTGGCTGCGGAGTTGCGGCGGCTTTCTTTGAAGCCAATTTAGGATTTTGCAGTGCTGTTTGTGCGGCACTAAGGATTTTATTAAGATCCTTTTTATTCATTTGAGGAATAACTTGTAGTAATGCAGGAACATTAAAAGGTTGGCTAGCAGGAGCGGATGCTGTAGGAGCAGGAGCCGCTGTTTGTTGTGCTTGACCTGCTGGTGCAGTTGCTTGACCTTGTGCAGGAGCGGCAGCGCCGGCTGCTGGTTTTTTAGCACCTCCGCTACTTGCAGGAACGTTACCACTTAGATAATCACTAGCCGTTCTTGTTAAGATGGCATCAACCATCTTTTTATCTATAACGCCCGCAGGATTCTTAGGAACATTATGCGCTGGGATTTTATTTTGAGTCATAAAATCTTTGAGATCAGCAAAAGTAGCACTGCTGTAATCTTTACCAGCAGATTTTAAGAAATTATCAAATTCTCTAGAATAACGATTAGCAAAAGTACCAACATCTGCTTTGTCATTAAGTTGTCCAGCCCAAGTGTTTAAGCCAACAGCACCTAATGCGGCAGCACCAATACGCTTAGCCGCTTGTCCTATAATACCAGCAGGACCTTCTTCGATCTTTTTGCTTTCAGATAGTATTTCAATTGCTTTCATTCTAGAGTATTCCTTAGCGATAATATATTTAGTACTGATTAAGATGAACTACGTTCATCTGTTCTTCGCTTTCGCTCGAACTATTCTTGTCTTTATTAATTATATAGGTATTATTAAGTGCGAAGCACATTAAATATTATCTAGATTGTTCAGTCACACTTTGCCCTTGCGGGCAAAAGTTTGAACATTATCTGAGTTGCACAATGTCACACTAGCGTTATGGCATTACAGAGGCGGTCAGCCTGTACCTCGAGCCACGTCTTATACTGACGGCAGGTCCATACAAATACGCAGTCATTCGTATAGCCGTTAGGGAATTACCCTTCTTTTAGCCTTTTGAAAATTGTCTTAAACAGCAAAACCGGTTGTATGAAGGCATATCCGATCCTCGTCCTGTAAAGGATAGTTGCTGAGTACTCTTACGGCAGAGATTTCCTTACCCCGCGACATCACCAGGGATTTGGGCACACGAATTTAGCCTGTGCCAGCGTTAACCGTTGAGTTTGCCTTGTGCGTGTTCTTGTAGACGTTGCCTGAGTATATTTGAACCGCCTACTCTGACGTTGATGATACCGTTGTAGTAATCATCGCTTTCTAGTACTCTGCGTTCAAATTGCTCTCTTGCCTCTAGATATGACATTTCTGCCTTAGATTTGCAAAGATAAAGTATTTCTCTTGTGAAGTTTTCCGGACCTAGTGCTTGGACATCTGCATTGAGCCTATCAGACGAACCAAAGTAATCGCGCCAATCGCTTTCTACTGTAGTTCTTCTTTTAA